CCTCGGCCTTGATGCCGCCCCACTGGTCGTACGGCAGGTCGAGCACCTGGGCGGCCAGGTCGAGGCGGCCCTTCCGGAACTGGGACACCCAGGCGAACATGGGAAGCTGCTCCACGCCGCCCTCCTCGAACACCTCCTGGAGCTCCTTGGGCGACAGGCCGGCGTCCTTGCGGAACGCCACGAGCTCACGGGTGGTCGGGAAGCGATCCACCTCGTAGTCGCCGTCCAGGGCGCCGGCGCCCTCCAGCTTGAACTTGATGAGAGCCACGGGGTTCTCCTTGCGTCAGAATCCGGACTCTCCGCCCAGGGCGTCGAGCCATAGGCCCAGGCGCTCGCGCACCTCGGGCATCGTCTCCTCGGCCGCCGGGAGCATGGAGTCCCGGAGGAGGAGGAGCTTGAAGTTGGGGCGGGGGGAGCCGCCGCGGCGCTTCGACTTCGGCGCCAGGTAGACGGCGGAGGCCGTCACCCCGATGCGCATGCGGGACCAGGGCCCGGTCATGTTCCGTATGGTGAACGCCAGCCCCTCGGCGCGCGTCCTGGCGGGCTCGGCCGCCGCCTTCAGCTGGGTGCGAAGGTCACGGCGGAGCCCCGTCTGAATCTGGCCGAACGACCGCTGGAGTTCCCGGAGGCCCTCGACGCGGACGGCGGCCATGCCTACTCCTTGTCGGGCGCCGGCGAGCTCGGGGAGCTCGGGGCCTTGCCTGACGGGGCGATGGCCCCGGACTCCAGGAGGCGCTCCAGCTGGACCTCGGGGACGTCCGGGGCGGGGTCGAACTCCGAGCCGGGGGCGTGGCCCAGGACTTCGCTGGGTGCCGTCACGACGTAGCGGGGCATGCTGTCTCCTTCTGTCGGGCGTGGGGTCACGCCATCACCTTGACCGTCCACTCACAACCGAGGACGGGCGGGGACTGGGCCCCGGACGCCGAGTCGAGGGCATAGACACGCTGGCCGGTGGCGGCCGTCACCTGGAGGTCGTCGACGCGGCCACCCAGGGTGGGGTCGGCCTCCAGCAGGGCCTTGACGAACTTGTCGGAGCCGCGCGACAGGAACTCGTCGAGCGCCTCCTGGGCGTCGAGCTCGGACGCCATGCCCACCACGATGGAGACGGTGAACGTGAGGTCGTCCAGGCCGCCGCCCATGGCGTGGTCATATTCCGGCGGGCCGATGGCCACCATGGCGCACGGGACGGTCGGGCTGGAGAGCACGTAGGGCGACGACAGCGTCAGGTCGCCGCTATCGACGAGCGCGTCCAGGGCGCCGGCCAGGGCCGCGCGGAGCTCCGGCATGGAGTAGCTCACCCGAGGCGCACCGAGCGGGCCGACGTGTCGCGGACGAGGTCGTGGATGAGGCCGGCCACGTCGGGGTCGGTGCGGGCGATGTGGACGGCGTTGGCCGCGTCCATGCCGAAGCCGACGATGGCGAACGGCGCCTCACGCGCGCGCTTCACCAGGCGGCCGGCCAGGAGGCCGACGGCCGACGGCACGACGGCCGGGACCGCCGCCCAGCCGGACTTGGCTGTGACGCGGACGCCACCGACCAGGCCGACCGGGAAGCCCCGGTTGGTGCCGCTGATGCGCGCCTGGATGGCCGTCCAGGGTTCGCCGTCGGTGGCCGCGTTGAGGGGACTGGCGACCCAGTCGGACGCGCCCCAGAGGCGCTCGTAGGTGCCGTCCCCGTCGTCGTCCGTCTCGACGGACGTGATGGCGTAGGCGTCATGAATCTCCAGGAGGGAGCGGTCCCCCGCGGTGTATAGGCGGGTCGAGGCCGCGGCGTCCGGCCAGAAGCGGCGTAGGCCGCGGCGGGAGCATGCCTTCTCGATGGCCCGGGAGGCCGCCTCCAGCGCGCGCGCCAGGTCGGCGTCGAGGCCGGTGCCGGTCACCTGGAGGGTGGCCTTGAGCTCGTCGACCGTCACGTATTCGTTCGCCATGCGTCCTCCCGTTGGTGCAAAGTTGTGCGGGGCTGGTTAGGGCCCAGCCCCGCGGAAGCCCTAGGCGCGCCCAGGTTCTAGGCCGTCGCCTTGACGATGCCCGTCTGGTCGCCGTTCATGAACTTGACCTTGATCGTGGAGGCGTCTCCCACGCCGGAGTCGATGGTGCCGTACTCCGGGAGGATGGCCTGCATGGTGTAGGTCGGGTTCGTGGGGCCCACCGATGCCGACGTGGGCTTGACCACGATCGGGAACGGCGTGTTGGAGCCCTTCAGGGCGGCCAGCGTGGCCTCGACCGACGCCGCCGCGAAGTCCTGGAAGAACTCGACCTCGATGGATGCGTCCGCGATGCCCAGGAGGTGCTGCTTCGCGCTTGCCCCCATCCCGGTGACGTCGATGTCGTCCCACTTCTCGTCGATCTTGACCGACTTGACGTGGTCGGACAGGTTCACGCTGTTGATCGTGACGGAGACGTCACGGGCGATGAACTTCGCCATGGTGGTCCTTTCCTAGCGGTGGCCGCCCCGCTAGGAGACGGTCACGACCGCGGTCGCAAGCGCCGACGGACGAACGACCTTCGACCCGTAGACGTGGAGCCCACGGATGCCGTCGCCGAAGGTGTCCTGGAGGCGGAGGGCCTCGGTGGACACGATCTGCTCGGCCAGCGTGGTGGCGATGTTGTGGCCCGCCACGACGGTGTAGGCGCCCGATGCGAACGGGAGCGTCTGGGACTCGTAGACGTCGAACCCGAGCGCACGGCCGACCTTGCCCGTCTGCACCGTGGTACCCGGTGCCGCGTCCGACCGCACGAAGCGGTCGTCCTGGAGCAGGTACGAGTACATGTCGGTCGGAAGGCCGACCCAGCGGCCGTCGTCCGGCACGCCCGCCTTGGACAGCACGCCGCGGAGCGACAGGAGCAGCTTGTACGCCGTGTCGGCCGAGGACACCGCCTTGGCGCCGAGCTTGTTGCCCGACAGGGCGTTGGCCACCATGTTGGTCACGACGGCCGTGTCCAGCGCCGTCGCCAGGCCGTAGGCCGCGTACGTCGCCGCCGTGTCGATGAAGCCCGGGAGGGCCTGCTTGCGGTCGATGTCGTCGACCTGGAAGGAGAACGACTTGGCCTGGTCGATCACGAGCGCCCGGGTGTTGTCCGTGAGGACCTCCCAGGTGAGCGTGCCGTTCGCGGCGTAGTCGCTGATGCTCGGGTCGGAGAAGTTCGTGATGTGGACGGTGGCGCCCGCCTCGCGAATGTCGCCCTCGTAGTCCCGGTTGCAGAGGGACCCGAAGATGAGCTTGTTCCGGAGGGTCAGGAGGACCGCCCGCGACCAAATCTCCGGCTTGAAGTTCGTGATGGACACGAAGTTCCTTTCGGTTCAGCTGCGGCTCCCGACTGGGGCCGCGATGTGGAGAACCGCGCCGAGCGCGTGAGGTACGACCCGCCTGCGGGGCGCGCTGGCGTCGCGCGTGCGGCCTATGGCCGCGCCCCATCACTACGTCCGCCCCTCGGTGGGGCGTGAGTCTCTAGCTGGAGCGGAGCGTCTTGGCGATCGAGGGATCGCGGAGCGCCGCCAGGAACCCGGCGTCGTCCAGCTGCATGACGGCCTCGGCCGTCGTGGCCGCGGCGCCGCCCTGGGCGCCCTGGTCGACCGGCGGGACGCGCCGGGGGCCGGCCGCGAGGTGCGGCTTGGCCGCCACGAGGGCGTCGACGAGCTCGGCCACGTTGTTCGGGGCGCCGGCCTCGTCGAACGTGATGGACGCGCGGTCGATGAACGCCGCGGCGTCGGTCGGGTCGGCCAGCTTGGAGGACGCGGCCGCGGCAAGGGCCGAATCCACGAGCGTGCGCTGGGCGCGCTCCTCGGCCGCCGTGGCCTTGGCTTCGAGCTCGGCCACGCGGTTCTGGGCCTTCTCCAGGTCGGACTGGGACGCCGCCTTGAGCTCGGCGAGCTCCGTGGCCGCCGTCTTGAGGTCGTCGTAGTCGGCGAACTGGGCCTTCTGGCGTGCCAGGCGCTCCCGCACGATGCGGTCGACGTCGGCCTGGGCGAACGTGGTGGACTCGGTGGCGGCCGGGACGAGCGGGTCGCCCTCGCCGCCGGCGGCGCCCTCTGCGGGGTCGGCCGTGGGCTCGAAGTGAAGCGTGCTGAACCGTCGCATTGACGTGGTTCCTCCCTAGGGAGTGGGGTGCGCGGGCTAGGCGTGCGCCGCGAGCGTGATGACGGTGCCGATGTGGTCCTTGGCGTAAACGTTGCCGTCGGCGTCGGCCCAGACGACCCAGCCGGCGGCCGGTGTGGCCGGGGCGGCCTGGGCCGTCAGTGCGAGCACCGCGGCCAGGGTGACCAGGCCGGAGGCCTCGGTCAGGGACGGGAGCGTGCTGGCGAGGGGCTGGGCCTCCACGACGGGCGGCGCCCAGGTGCCGGTGCCGACGGCCCACGAGATACGGAGGTACGCCTTCGGCTTCTCCACGATCGCGGAGGTGTCGCCGTCGTCGGTGAAGCTGAAGGTGGACAGGGTCGACCAGGACGTGCCATCGTCCGAGTGCTGGACGGTCACGGTCTGGGTCGGCGACACGGGGGCCGGATGCTCGGCCAGGATGTTGGCCGACGCGGTCAGGCGCAGGCGCCCGAGGTTGGAGAACTGGAGGGCGGCGCCGGCGCCGGGGTCGTGGGCCGCCGGAAGGACGACACTGTGGCCGAGCGCTTCGAGGGCGGTTGCGTCGATGGCGGTCATGGGTGTCTCCTAGCTAGGAAGCGGGTGGCGACGCCGGGGGCGCAGCGGGGTCGGCCGGCGCAGGCGGTGCGGGCGGCGCCACCGGCACGTTGTCGTTGGCCGTCGTGGTGATGATGTTGGTGGCCTCGCCCTTGGAGTAGCCCAGCTTGGTCAGGGCCGTGCGCTGGTCGATGAGGTTGGCCCCCAGCTGCTTGAGCACGGCGTCCGTGATGGCGGCCTCGACGTCCGTCTGGGGCGGTGTCCATACCGTCTCGGGGCGTGGGGCGTCCTTGTTGCCCGCCAGGCGTGAGGCCAGCTGCATGGCCTCGCCGATGCCGTCCCCGTAGGAGTCCTGCTTGCCCAGCACCTTCTTGACCAGGCCGGACTCGGCCGACCGGATGGCGTCGCCCGACGGACTCTGCCCCGACTCGATGAGGTAGTGGCGCGGCGTGCGCGTCGTGACGGCGATGTGGAGGACCTTCTGCTCGATGGCCTTGACGTAGCCCCCCAGGTCAGTCTGGGCGAACTCGCCGAACCGGGCCCCCGGGTTCTCGTCGAAGATGAGCCGGTCAATCGCCACGTCGAACGGCTCGACGGGCTTGCCATTGACGTCCTCGTGGAGCGTCAGGCCGACGGCCCAGCGCTGCTTGTGGGCCCCGAAGTAGCCGGCCAGGGCGAGCAGGAACAAGAACCCGTTGATCTGCATTTGGATGCGCCAGACGTCGGACAGTTCCGACTCGCCCTCCAGCAGGAGGCGGGGGCGGTTGCGCAGCGGCACGATGTTGACGACGCCGAGCGGGTTGGGCACCTCGCCGTCCTCGGCCAGCATCTCCCAGCGGGAGCTCGTGGCCGCCGCGTCGAGCGCGTTGGCCGCCGTGACCGTCGTGGCGGGCGCCAGGATGGAGCCGGCGCCGCGGTAGCGCACGATGCGGTCGGGGAGGTGGACGTTGGCCCGGGAGTCTCCCGTCAGGTCGTCCAGCCAGAACTTGGCGGCCGCCGCGCGCTGGCGCATGCCCGTCCCCGGGACGTAGGCCACGATCGTCTCCAGGGGGTCCTCGACCCGGATGTCCGGAGAGCCGTCGCCGTCGGCGTCATCCCAGACGGACAGGTAGGACACGCCCTTGACCATGGCCTCGGTGAAGGCGACGCGGGAGGCGCTGTCGAGGTGGTTGGCCCGCCAAATCTCCTCGACCTTGTCGTCCTCGCCGCCGTCGACGCTGAATCCCTCGACCGCCAGGCGCTCCCCCACGACGTCGACCACGAGCCGCATGAAGTTCGACTGGGACTCGTCGAGCATCTGCTGGAACTCGTCGCGCATCTTGCCCTCGTGGGCGTCCGTCAGGAACGGCATGGGGTGATGGCCGCGGTAGAACTGCTCCATCTTTTGCATGTCGAAGCGGCGCATTAGCTGGCGCTTCTCAAGCAGGTTGAGCCTCCACGCGGGG